GGCCGACAACTATCTTTCGCGTCGGAGTCCAGCACTCAAGAATCTGTATTGGAGCCTTCGTCTCGTTGGCGATCAGGTTATCTTCGATGTCGTCGATTGAGACTTTTTCGGAGTTGTCGGAACGGCCCTCCATCCGCTGTGCAGCAATGATGTTGACCGCTTCTTCACTGTAGACCCCCTTCGCTGCCATCGAGCGCAAATGGTCTATCGAGACTTCTCTGCGATGGATCACATATCGAGCATCCTTGATGCTTGTGGCGTGGGGGTCGGGATAGAAGTCGAAGATGTTGACGACCTCGAATGCAGGTCCATCGAAGACAACCCTCCTCGTTGTCTCTATCTCCGTATACGGCTCCGGCTCGCTCTCTATTAGTTGGTCGCCAGCCTTAATAAATACTGGCCGGAACTTGGTGACTTCCGTCTCTTCCTCGACTTCCTCGAATTTCCAGAAGCCTTTGAGGATGCCCAGCCCAAATATGTAGTGATCGAGAGCCCAGTCATGCAGCACGCGAGACCACCCCATCTCGTCAAGCTGCTCGTACATCAACTGCTCAACGAATTCCTCACTCTGGGCAAACCGCAACGAACGCGCTGTAGTCCTGAAGAACGGATCAGAACCAAGAATCGCCGTGACCATCTTCGCCGTGTTGACGAGCACGTTGACATGTCCCATTGGGATATAGATATCGCTGCGCCACGGGAACTTCGCTTGTCTGCCATAGAACCGAAAAATCTTGTATTGCTCAAGCAATTTAGGGTCACGAGTGCTGCGGCCGTCTTTTGCTTCCTGAAACCAGCCGCTCACCTTCTGAGCGAGACCCTTCTGATTCTTGACGCCAGGATACGACTCTATCTGCTCTTCGATTGTCTGTAATCCGGTTTCTTCAGGCATATGCTCCCTGCCTCGCTATTTCGGCTCCATCCATATTTTCCCAAGGTTTCGGCCAAGGAACCATGTCAGTCCTCACCCTTGACTCGGCCGGCTCGAACCTGCAATTCGCAATGTATCTGGCAGCATCCATCTGGTGAATGAAATAGCCGTCATCGGCCGGATACTCGTTCTTGGCTCCGCTCTTGCGATCATCGGGGAAACAATAGCCTCCCGTAAGCGCATCCTTGCAGTCCTCGAACTCATCGCTGACCAACATACCCGGCTCGCCATCGTTCCTAAGTTTCAACTTTTCACGGATCAGCGTTATCCCGATTTCAAAGTCGCGCTTGCGATAGTTCATATCCATCATCTTGCGATAATGTTCTTCGTGAACCGCGCACAAATCCTGAATATCTGACGTTCCTGTTCCACGTGAAACCTCTGTCCCTTGAGGATCGCAGAAGTCCAGCCACAGATGTTTCAATGGGCGCCCATTAACATCTTTTGCCTGTGGGAATTGGGCATCGCACATATCGAAGACACGAGCAGCAAAATCGCGGGTAGTCTCATCCTCGCCGATTTCGCCCCACAGCCAACACCACTGATCCTTCTGATTCATCTGCGTCACAATGACGGCTGGACGCCGATACCCGAAGTCCCACCCTCTCAAGAGCGGCTTGCCGCTGATGTGGGTTAATGGCCGGAAATGGATAAGAGGATTGACCTTCAGAACGGGAGTGCCTACCGCCTCTTCATACGAGCCCTCATATTCGCGGTTCCAGTTGGCCTCTTCCATCGAGGCGCGTGTCCGCTTGATCCACTCTTCGTCATATTTCGGATTCATCCGGTAATCGAGGAACGCTGTTACCATATTTCGCGCATTCAGGTTCGGCTTGAGAAGAGGGAATCCCTCAATCTTCTTGATAACAGCAGGCATCTTGCGAAACCGATAGAAAGCATTTGCTTTGCCGCGTGCGGTGCTAAGAGCGTGCAGGCGCCCATGCTTGCCTATGCTTGGGATAGATGCCGTCATAGCCTCTGCGAACTCCGGCTGCTTGGCCGCTTCATCTGAGAAGATGTTGGAAGCAGTATAAGATCGGATATGATCGCCACCCTGCGGGATCGCCCATATAAGCGAATTGAGCGTCGGGAAGATAAGCTCTGTGTCGAGCTTCTGATGCTGAATCTGCAAGAACTTGGGGAGTTTCTGGTAGATGAACCATGCACGCTCAAGGATATTCTTCGCGTCCTTCTCCTTCTTGCTCTGGAAGAACGTGCGAACGCCCTTATGGAAACAGGTGTCCCACAAATCGCAGGCGACGAATACCCATGTGCCCATCATCTGACGGCTCTTGTCGATGACTAAGCGATTTTGGTCGGGGTCTCCCTCTTTGTTCAACCACAACTCTGCAAGCTCGTAGAGTTCCGGTCGATCAGCGCGGGAGGGGAACCGCTTGATTGGGTCTTCGCCGTTCTTGGTATCCGCATCCTCATCCAGAGTCCAGACATACTCTTCCAAAAAATATGGCAAGTCATTCCGCACCCGTAAAATCTCGGCGGCAATCTTCGCCTTATCCTTGGGCGATAGCACCTTGGACTGTTTGGCTTGCAGCATCAATCACTTTCTGTAACGCTTCGTCGTCGTCGTCGGCCTGTGGCCCCACATTGAAATGCTGGTTGATCTGGATATAGCGAATCTCTTGTCTGTGAATGAAGTCCCGAGTCTTCATGCGAGCCTGGATGCCCCATCTCACAGCTTGAGTTGGGAGTTTGCCACCCTCCAGAGAGGCCGCGATAGTAAGGTCGGCAATCAGGTCGGATACCTCGAATCTCTCAATTGCTCTCTGCTTGAACAACGCAAGAAATTCCGGCTCCCTACGACACCAACACTTTAACTCGCGCATGGTGCCTTTAACCGCCTGCATCGCCTCAGCAGGTCTCATGTTGCCGCTTTCGCTGTCCAGAAGATGCTCAAGGAATGCGGTTTGCTTGTCGGAGGGTTCCCACTTCGTTGGGGTATTGTCCACAATATCGATTGAGCCATCAGGCGAATGGACGATATCGACCTGTGCCAAGGCCCGGCGCTCGGTACCTGAAGGTCGATACGTGGAAACGTCATCTATCGATGAGTGTATCAATATGACTACAGTGTACCACCATAATACTCGCTTGTCAATAGCACATCGTCAGAATGCTACATAAGCAGTCTATTTATTGCAGTTGACGATATTGGGAAAGCGTGGTATAATTAGCATGGGAACTGGAATCCGAGATTAAGCCCCTGCGATGAACGCGACCCGGCGAATTCCAGTTCCCCTCGCGTCAATGTCGCAGGGGCTTTTACTTTGAAAGGAGATTCTCATGAATAGTCTGCTCGTTGGGAGATATGTGAAGGTAAAACCACAAGCAGAATTGACCTATGTCACAGGAGAGGGATGGGTCGAAGGGGCAGAGTTTGGGGAGATGCCGCGCAAGAGATGGCCTCATGTCGAGGGAGCGGCGCCATTTGACCGATTCGTGAGGGATACGCGCTATCAGGTCGCCTTTCACAACGAAAACTACGTGATCGTGTTGGACGACAATGGAGACCTATGGCCCATAGAAGCTGCCAGAGTCCAAGTTCAGCCGGAGGAATCCAATGATTAAAGTCGCTGTTGTCGGATGCGGAGCATGGGGCAAGAACCTCGTCCGTGTGTTCCACGAACTCCCTGATGTCAACTTGGTTTACTGCTGCGATTCTGACAAAGCCACATGTAAGACGATGGCTGATATATATCCCTGCACCAGCGTGACAAGCCGCTTTGAGGATATCCTGCTGCTGGACTCGATTCAGGCCGTCGTGATATCCACGCCCTCGCCCACCCACTACGCTCTCGCCAAGGCGGCCCTCGAAGCCGGTAAGCATGTGTTCGTCGAGAAACCGTTGGCCCTGAGAGCCGATCATGCAGAGGAACTTGTCGCGCTCGCCGAGGCCGCGAATCTCAAACTAATGGTCGGGCACTTACTGCTGTACCATCCCGTAATCGTTCACCTGAAAAGGATTATCAATCTCGGCGAGTGGGGCGAGACATACTACATATCCTCGCAGCGACTGAATCTCGGCACGATCCGCCAAGACGAGAATGCGCTATGGAGCCTCGCGCCACACGACATTTCCGTAGCCCTGCATCTGCTCGGGGGTATGCCCGAAAGCGTGAGCGCCCGAGGGGGAGCGTATCTGCAAGAGGGCGTTGAAGATGTCGTCTCCGTGAACATAAAGTGGCCTGACGGCCGGATGGCGCAGATTCAGGTGAGTTGGCTGGCCCCTGAGAAGGTGCGAAAATTAACGGTCGTCGGCAGCGAACAGATGACCGTATTCGACGACACAAAGAGCGGTGGAAAACTGACAATCATCCACAAAGATGGGGATGTGTATATCCCCAATCTCGATATGACCGAACCGCTCAGGGCCGAGTGCCAGCATTTTGTCGATTGCATCGCCGAAGACAAGCAACCGCTCACAGATGGGGCCGACGGCGCAAATGTGGTCAAGGTGCTGGAAGCCGCTCAACTGTCACTGGGTTGTGACGGCATGCCAACAACGGTTGAGGCATGGGAGCGCAGACCCTCACCAATGGCGATCCAAGGAAAACCATTCACATATGATAGGATTAAGATAATCGACTCAGATACAGGAGAAGCCCAATGAGTAAGCCCCTCATCATCGAAACCCTCAAGGCCATCCAGAACCAACTGATACTGCTCAACGACAGGGTTGAAGCTCTTGAGTATGTCCAAGGGTGTATTATGAAACACATAGGTGTAGATGCAAAACTGGTAGACAGTAGACCAACGGAGTGAAAGGAAACCACATGAGCGAGAAAGAGCCGCTGATACGAGTGCATTCCCCAGGGCAAGGGAAACCCTCATATTACGAGAACACTTCCACAGGAGAAAAGGTGCAATCAGGTGACCCTATACACTTCGGGATAATGTTCATCTTCGAGGCCATCAATGGACTCAGCGAGAAGATCGAAAGGCTGGAGAAGGTTATTCTCCCACGCGATCAAGGGTCTTTCGAAATAGCAGGGTCTTCCGGAACGGAGCAAGTCTTCGAATACCTCAGAAAACATCCCGAACAGAACCGGCCGGGCGGCGTCATCCGATGCAAAAGCCTCAACCCACTCGTGGTAGATGAGGAGACTGACAAAACTCCTGGGCTGCCCCGGGCGCCACGCTCCATAACCTGAAAGGAAACCACATGGGAATCTTCGACAGCGATCAGCTTTGTCCTCCACACAACTGGACTAAATGGGAAACCCGAACAGAAAGATACGGTGCTTTCAAAGGTTGGGGGAAAAACAAGCAACTATTCCACTACAACCAGCAACTCCAATCCCGCGAATGCACCGTATGCGGATACAGAGAAGATGAGCAGATCAACCCATAATGGGAGCCCCTTATGAGAGTCCCAACCCTCGACCTAAAGCCCCAGATCAAAGCTAATAGGGCCGCCATCATGGATGCGCTCGAATCTGTAATCGACAGCGCCGACTTCATTATGGGGGCAAATGTACAACAGATCGAGGCGGAGGTAGCCACTTACGTCGGCGCAAAACACGGGATAGGCGTAGCCTCTGGTAGCGATGCGCTGCTGATCGCCTTGATGGCGCTCGGCATAGGCGAAGGCGACGAGGTCATCACGACGCCCTACACGTTCTTTTCAACCGTCAGCGCGATATGCCGAGTGGGCGCAACCCCCGTATTCGTTGACATTCGACCCGACACATTCAACATCGACGAGCAACTAATCATCAAGCAGATACACAGACGCACAAAAGCGATTATCCCCGTCCACCTCTTCGGCCAATGCGCCGAGATGGGGCCGATCAACGATGTCGCTGCTCAATGTGGTGTTGCCGTCATCGAGGATGCCGCCCAATCGCTCGGAGCCGAATATGATGGGAGGGAGGCAGGCTCTATCGGCGATATCGCATGCCTAAGCTTCTATCCCACAAAGAACCTTGGCGGCTTCGGAGATGGAGGGATGATTACGACCTCTGACGACGAACTGGCCGAAAGGTGTCGCCTCATCCGGGCTCACGGCAGCAGACCCAAATATTACCACGCCGAGATAGGCATAAACAGCCGCCTCGATGCCATACAGGCTGCGATCCTGCTGGTCGGAATAAAACAAGTGGAGCGATGGGTTGGGATGCGTTGGGATCATGCGCGCATCTATTCCCGAGAGCTTGCAGGCATCGATGGTCTCACCCTGCCAGCAACCTTACGTGGTCAGCGGCACTCGTTCAATCAATACGTCATTCGATCCGACCGCCGCGACCGTCTAAAGGCGTTCCTGGCTGGGGCACAAATAAGCTCCGAGATATACTATCCGCTGCCGCTCCACATGCAGGAATGCTTTACGTACCTCGGCTACAAGGAGGGCGACTTTCCCGAGGCCGAACGGGCCGCAAAACAATCACTGGCAATCCCAATGTTCCCGTATCTGACCCCCGAACAAAGAGCATTCGTGATCGATGCCATCAAATCAGGAGGAAGAAGATGGTGAAACTCAACTCTGAAGGACACCCGGTATACACCGCAACCGAAAACGAAGAAGCCCTAAAGAAGTGGTGTGAGGAACAAGATGCCGAGTTTGTTCGTGTGATGAAGCCCCACTGGGATAAACTTGAAAACCATATCACAAGGATAATCAACGCCGGGTATACCTTCAAATGCTGTGTCTGTGGGAAAACAAGAACAAGAGCATTCGATAGCACTGAATTTAGGTACTGCTCGGACACCTGCTACTGGAAAAGTATGTAATCTGCATCTCGGTGCAACGAAAGGAAATGATATGTCTGGACTCGAAATAGCAACCTCCGTTGGCATTCTATTGGCAATGTTAGCGATTGTACCTCTCGCGCTCTTCGGGATCATGTGGGTGTGCGAGAAAACCGGGAAAGGCCCATTGTCAGCAGAAAGGATAGCCAAACGAATAATCGCAGAACAAGAGGCGATCAACCAGAAGATTACGAAAACGTAATAAGGGTTAAAACACAGTAATCTGCATTGTTGGGAGGAACGATATGTACATATTAGACAGCGAAACCGTGTTCGCTTGGGGAGAGCCAGAATCCCATATCTTGAACCTCAAGATGGACAAAAACCAAACCCATACTGTGCGAGCCGACGAAATCAATAAATGGCTCACAAGCGCAGGATGGGGAAGGGTAAGCATAAACTACCACTTCGATGTATTCAATCACCCTATCAACCCATGGCTATCACATCTTACCATCGCAGCTACACACCAAAGAGGAATCCCAAGAGTAAGATAAACTTACAATATCGTAAGTGACTTGGTTTTTATGTAATCTGCATCTTTGGGACAACGAAAGGAAAAGAAAATGAAGTGGAAAGACTATTGCACAGCCGCAGCAATATTAGGGGCTATTGTGTTGCTCGGGTTGGCTGTTAAGGCGACATTGGATCGGAGTATTGCCCGATATATACCAGATACAGACTTGGAGCGAATACCCGATCCGCGACCGCCCACCCAAGATGAACCCACAATAATCATAGATTTTACCAACAAGATCGAAAATAGAGTCATAACCGCCTCGTTTAGCTCTTGGATGACGGTCACAGAACACAAACACGGGTGTGTACCGTGCGGTTATATCTACTGGAGCAAGGTGAGAGAAAACCTGTTCTGCCACGAATGTTTCAGCAAAGGCAAACACAACCCGATGGTATATCTCGGGGAACAGGAGCGTTGTATCTCTGGTGATTGCCCAGAAGCTCGGGAGGAAGTATGGGAATAGCATTTGTAGACATGATCGACCTCTACAATAAGGCCGGAGGAAACGCATGGGCTGAACCACACACCGGCAAAATCAGTGTTGACGGAAGAATAATGCTGGCAGAAGACGCAACAGAACTCATAATGCACAAACTGGGCCTCCAGGCTCTCGACAATATGATGGAGGCAGCTATAAAACGAACTGGAGCCATGCGTGTTGGGGTGAGAGTTTTATCTGGTGACAGTGGTACAGACTAATTACGTTTTCGTAACCTACCTTGATTTTGATAAATCTGCATCTTTGGGACAGGTACCATACAGCCAGACAGCCCCCCAAGGCGGGGTATAGGGGTCTATCCCTCCCTGCAATATATTTCCTGCGCCTACCATACCACTCGCTTAATAAGACTATGTGCGTCCATAATATCCAGAGCTATGTCTGTCGCTCCCTAAGCGATTATTGTCTCCACCCCTACCGTTACCCCTCCAGAACATGCGCTTATTCAGTGACGACGCTCCTACACCCCTACAGCGAGACATTACAATACGCCTCATGATGAGAAGAGGATAGTGTTGGGGTATTGAACACGCGCAGGAACGACAAGAGAGAATATTGGAACCCCTAAACATATCATTGTAACATAACGTTACGTTTCTTATTATCCTGCGTTGTGTAACGTTTCATTACGTTTGTAGTTCCTGGCTGGCCGCTCTTATCCTCAACGCTGCGTAAGAAGTAGAAGCATAAGAAGAGGCGACCGCTCTTGCAGGGCTATCATCCTGTCGGATGATGGAGTAGGTTTTGTCATTTAGTTGTTTCTTTTTCTTCTTATTCTTTAAGAAGTAGCAGGGGCGCGCCTAAATTGTGGATAACTTTCAGAAGATGTTGAGGCTGGGCGACTTATCCTGTGGATAACTTGTGGATAACTCTGTGGATAGAATGTGGATAACTCTATAGGCGCAACACATTCACCTGAAACATCTACTTTCGCTTCTGGGGTGAAGTTAACGACTGTATGTTGTTCGTTATTATTGTTTAGCGTCTGAAACGATAATAAGGGTTGCGCTATTCTCATTGGCGATAATAAGGCGTCGCCGAGCGCATTCCTCTGCTAGCCTAGCCTGCGCCCGAGACTTTTCTTTTGTGCTGTAAGTCGTGCTAGTCTATGGGGTTGCGCCTAGTAGGTGTACCAGCCCGAAAGATTCTTTGAAGAAATCGCTTGACATCCTACCATATTGTGATAAGATTACCCTAGTTTACACGCACACACGGACAACTGAAAGGAGTAGCACAATGGATAACCTCAAGCAAGAGATGGGGCCAGTGATCCAGCGTATAGAGAACGCAAGGCAGCGTTTTCTTGACTACCTGGTAGAAGATCGTGGTTTCACGCATGGAGAGGCAGCGCACATCTTGGCAGTGTATAAGCAACTCAAGCTAATTAAACTGTGCACTGACGGACAATTCCAAGTCAAGCATGGCAAAGTGCTTGATCTGGACGTTCTACAGCGCGCAAGCACAGCCTAGCATAACCCCGCCCACGAGCGGAGACAGGAGCGATAGGATGACAGAGCTTGAGCGGTTATTCAAGGAGCAAGAGCACATGCTGTGCGCAACCTGCAAACAGAGCGGAGACTGTGACAAGGAGTCGGATATGCTATTTATGGTCAGCAATGTGCCGCCTGGCTGCATAGACTGGAAGTAACCCCGCCACGAGCGGAGAAGGAGCGAGAGACATGAAATATCGTATGTATAATGATTTCCACAACACGACAGCCGATATATTACTCAAGGACAATTGGAACACAGGCCCGGGCAAATATCAAGTCTCTAAGCGAGCCGCGAAGCAAGCATGGAAAAAGCTCTGCGGGTATAAAGAATGCACGTGCGGCGACACCTTCGGCGCTCGGCCTGCCGACCTCGAAATCTACAATCCGTGGGAACCGAATCAAGACTATTGGGCTGTTGATCTTCCAGAGTATGCGAGATAACCCCCACGACCCCCCGCTGCCACCACGGAGCGCACACACGGACAACCGAGAGGAGCGCATATCATGAATAGAATCACGACGCGATGAGGCTCCGCTACTACTGGCAGTGCCGCACGTGCAATCACTGGACGCTGGTAAGCGAGGTGTCGTGTCGGCATTGCGCTGGCTTGAGGGTAAACGGGAACAGATAAGCGCGAGAGCGCGAGAGGAGAATGAGATCATGCCAGTACCAGCAGCAGCACTGATTACCAAATGGCTCGAAAACACAAAGGCCACGTTCCCGAGCCAATACGGGGAAGTCACGAATTGGCAGTGGATCGACCTCGAATGGGTACGCATCCCGTGGGCGGAGAAAGTCGAAGACTGCGGACGGCTTGCGCTGGCGGACATGAGGAGGATGCCATAATGACACGCCGAAGAATCAAAATAACCGCAGCACAGCTACACGACCTTGGAGCATGTGACGTGGACGTGTTCGAGAAGGAATGGCCGGACGGCTGCTATATCACCAAGGCGAACTGTATCCGAGCGTTCTGCGAGTTGCATATGGGCCTCTATTGGTCGGTCGAGTGGCTGTTGAGCGATGAGGCAGAAAGGGAGTTTAATAAGGCCGATGCCGTGGCGACCGAGGAATATAGAGTGGCGCGACTCAAGGGAAGTTTTGGGGGCGTAGCCGCACTACAGGATAAATACAGGGAAACCACCGCCATAGCCTTTTACGAGGCGGCTACCAAGCCGAGGGAAAGGAGCTAGGATATGAGCGAACTGGAAGTGTCAAAGAGAGCGTTGCGGCTGCTCAAGGCATGGCTGGCTATGGAGAATAGGAGCGGCAAATGTCCCTTCTATCGAAAGAAGGGCGAAACCCCAATAGACGAGAGGGTTCTGTTCGGCGATAGGCCGAGGGATGACAACGACAACTATCTTATGTGCCGACGCTATTGTCGTGAGGCTTTCCCTGTGCTCTGTGCCAGCGCGAGTGATCTAGTTAGGTGTCCTTGCCGGCATGGCCAAGAGACTTACATTGTCCGGCGCGTCCGCGCATACATCAAGCAGAAGGGAGCCCAATAATGGTCAAAGAGAACCACGTACAGAAGACGGTCGTCATGCCGACCGCACTCGAAGAGCGGCTGATCGCATATGTGCAGGAGATGAATAAAATGCAGCGCGAAGCAGGCATGCCCAAGAACCAGCAGACCAAGGGATCGCAAGTCATCTGCTTTGCGCTCGATGCCCACCTTAAAAACATAGGCGACCACTACAAGAGCGGAGACGCACTTAACGCCTTACGTTAAGTAGTTCATCCGGGTCGGCGGCATCGTCGTCGTCGGCCCTTGCTGTGTTACGTTTCTCTGCCATTTAACCCCTGCGTCCCAAATCTTTTTATATCTCCTAACCCCAACACTCACACCGCATTAGTATAGCGTCCACTGACAAACCTTTCGCCGATGCAGAGAAACCGCTTGACAACTCGCCGATGTTGTGGTAAGGTTATCTCACACAACCGACCACGTGGAGGCGACCCCATGAAATTCTCAGGAAGCAAACTGAAACAGGCGATGAAAGAGCAGGGCATGTCAGAGCGTGCGCTCGGGCGGCAAATCGGCAGAACGCGCCAGACGATCAATAGCTGGATACTCGGGAATTCAGTGCCGAACTCGAATGACTTGCCGAACCTGTCCGTCGCCCTCGATAGGAGCGTAAACTACTTCCTCGTATCCGAAGACTCCGACGACGCACGCACAGAGTCCCCGTCAGCAGCCACAGGAGCCGCTGGCGAGCCGAACGCAGGCTCAAGCGGTAGTTGATACCCCCGAACCGGCGCACGGCGCCACAGGAGGCTCTGAACCATGCCAAAAAAACACTTTGCAGGGATCATTATAGGCCTGTCAATCACAGGGCTGGTAATGATCTACATGGCCTTTGAGAGAGTGAACGTCGAGAAGGAAATCTTCGACCTTCGGGCGCAGAACAGGAGCGCGACCGTAGAAGTATCCGCCGCCCATGCTATCGAAGCTCAAGATGTGTACACGCTCGGCAGCCACAAGAATTACAAGTGGGGTTGCCGGGAGTGTGGATATGTCTATTGGGGATACGCGGAGAAGTCCCTTATCTGCAATCAGTGCTTCTCCCAGGGCGGTGAACATTATTTGGCGTATCTTGGGCTACAGTGGCAGCCGACAACTTCAAACAGATAGACGGCGCCAGAGGAGGCCCTGATGAGCGAAATTGAGTGCGATAATTGTGGACGCCCGACTCACCCACAGGGGGGCCTTTGCTATGATTGCGGCAAGGCCTATATCGCCGCTGGCAAGGCGCTCTTGCTTCAATCTGCATTCCGGTCTGTCGCAATTGGAATCCTTGTGGCCTGTATCGACGCGGCGGAGAGTGCCCTACTCGACGGGCATTATGGCGGCGAGCTCACCACGGACGTTGCTAAAGCTCTTGATATTCTCTCTGACTCCAAAGCCGGAGGAGGAACACCCGATGCCAGCCAAAACGCCTAAGTCGTGGAAGTCAACCGCTGAGTGCTTGGGGCGGATTAGAGAAATGTCTCCCAATATGAAAGCAGTCCTGACGCGCACTGATTCAGATCATTGGCTCTGGAAGATAAGCATGTACCGCTCACGCCGGGACACCGACATTATTATTAAGGCGGCGCATACGGCGGATTATGAAGATCAGGCGGCGAATGACGCTTATGACTTCGCGCACAAGCATCTCCGGCCCAAGCGCAGAAAGAAGACAAAGAGGGGAGGCCCGGCATGAAAAGGATCACAGCCGCAAAGCGTATCAAGACGCATCTAGCCGACTATCGGAAAAGGTTGGCCGTGGATAGCGAGGCATCACTCAACGAATACAGTTCGTCTCACCCACAACGCTGTCCCTTATGCGCGGCTTGCGGTGCGCGGGAAGACGCCCAGCATGATTGCGACCAGTGCCTTACCTGGCCTACCACTGGGGCTCTCGACAAAGACAATTGCTTCACTTTTATGGGGGAAGTTAATTTATTGGTCGTCGAAGAGAACAAGCTCGCCCTGATCGACAAGCTCGAAGTCGAACTCGCCCGATGGGCAGCGGAGGCCCGTCATGAGTAAGCTGGAGAGCATACGCAAAGAGTCTCGTGCCGCCGGCAAGGTGAAAGATGAATGCGAGGCGTGGAAACGCAACATCGACAAGCTTGGGCTGGATGACAGGAGAGCGTTCATCGCCTGGCTAGTCAAGCACTTCACGTCCGAGCAGCTCGCACTCATCCATGATTTCGATTGGGATGATGAAGGCGAGACCAAGCGCGAGTACCTATATGGAGTCTATCTCAAAAGCAAGTACGGATAGTCATGCTGGCAAAAAGGGGCGGCGGATCGGGGTCCCGGATCACCTCGTCACTTTGTCCCCCTCTCTGTCCGTCATCCGCCACGGATCGGAGGCCAGCATTTAGAAAGGAAGGCCATGAATATTACTGATCGGAACCTAGATATCATTAAGAAGAGGGCTATGAACCCGAGGAAGTGGACATACAAGAAGCTCGGAGAACGCCACAGCATCTCACGCGAACGGGTACGGCAAATCTTTCGGAAGGCTCAACGGCGGGAAAGGCTATGGCTTGGCACCTACCCGAGAAGGATTTAGAAAGGAAGGCGACACATGCCCAGGAAGACCATGAACATATGCGGCCATTGCAACGAGGCCAAAGCGACCGACGCATGCGTCATCTGCGATAAAGATTTGTGCCCCAAGGATCAGCGCTCTCTCGAATGGCGCATGTATTATGCAGACAGAACTCCCGAATATCGAGCGCAGAACCCCGGGACGGATATGGCTATGGCGCTTGGCCCATTCTGCGAGGTATGTTGGGGCCGACATGGATATAAAATACAATGTCGCTTGCACCACAGCGGAGGGCCCTTCGAGAAACGCTTCCGGGTAGCGGCTCAGAACGTCGGCAACGCCATAGCCCGAGAGATGTTTAGAGAGGAGGCTGACAATGAGACTACGTGACCGGTTCAGACGCTGCTGGATAAAGGCACCGCGAGTGGTCGAGGTGAAAAAAGGCCGTATCGTCATCGAGGCGCGTGGGTGTCGGATTGAGATCGAGGAGGGCGATGTCTCCGACAAGCGCGGGCGCGAGACAACTACCATTCACGTCGTCCCTAATCGGGATAGCTCCGAAGGCGTGTTTCGGCTTATCGAAAAGCGCAAGCATAATATACGTGGCGTGCTCGCCGTCGTCAAGCTCAAGAGGCCGCATAAGCCTGTGACGATGAAGGACATCGAAGAGACGAGCGCGGCTGGCAATAGGGCCGTAGAGGAGGCGGGATCATGAGCGAGCACGCTTACATAGGCATCAAGAAGTGCGGCTGCGTCGTTGCGGCTACTATGGACATGCCAGAACACGCGAAACAGGTTGGGAAGGATGTCGCGGGCTTTATAAGCGAGGGTCTGACCGTCGAGCGCATATCGACTGAAGAGGTGCGTGTGCGGCTGGGTGGGTGCAAGTGCGAGTGCGACGAAAAGCCCGCGACAGAGACGGTAAAAAGTGACCAGATGGAATTGGGAGAAGAACCACAAGCCTCATGAAGCCTGACCCCTGCGACAACTGCAAGAAGCGGCCATACGGCTGTGATTGGTGCCCGATGTACGAACGAAAGGAGCAAGAAGATGAGTGATGAGCCAAAAGTAGAAGTCCCAAAAGTATATGCGGCGATAGCAGCCGTGCAAGCCGACCTATCGAAGATGGGGCTTGCGAAAGACGAAAAAAATGCCTTTCAAAAGTACAATTTCAGGGGCATCGACGCCTTGATGTGTGCGTTGTCACCTCTATTGGTGAAGCATGGGCTGGTGATTCTACCGGTAGGATTGCAATGCTTCGGAGAAGAGCGAACAACAAAGGACGGCAAGGCCAGCCACCGCGCCATAGTCGATATAGAATACAATTTTATCTGTGTCGAAGACGGGAGCACCGTAACTGCTGGCCCATTCTACGGCGAGGCTACCGACACGTCCGACAAGGCCACCAACAAAGCCATGAGCGCGGCCTACAAATACATGGCGTTCCAAACCTTCTGTATCCCTGTGAAGGGACAGGACGAGGGGGACTCCGACCATATCGAAGTCGAGCCAAAGGCTGATAAGCTCGTGGAGCGCACCTCCGAAGAAATTGAGGCTCAGGCCAAGGCTCTTAGTGATTTAATCGCAGAGGTTGAGGCTCTTGAACAAGGAACGGCTGGTGTCGCGGAAATATACAGCGGGAAGCCATACCAAGGGCTCGCCATAAAAGATATGTCGCGTGAAATGGCGATAGGATTTCTCCGCGATCTGCGTATACTAAAAGAGCAGTTGACGACTAAGGAGGCGAAAGAATGAGTCACTTGAAGATACACGGGCTATGCAGGCTGACCCGCGCCCCCGAGACAATAGAAACCAAAACCGGCACACTGACCAAGTTTGGCGTTGTCACCAACGAGAAATACAGGGACACTGAGACTACCGCCTGGAACGAGTGCATCGCGTTCGGCAAGACGGGCGAAAATATCGCCAAATTCTTTGGCAAAGGCGACCTTATTTATGTCGAGGGCAAGCTCACTCTCGACACCTGGGAGGATGGCGACGGCAAGAAGCGAAGCAAGCACAAGATTATTGTTCTTGGCTTCGAGTTCACCGGCGGCAATAAGGGCGTGCCACCCCAATCTCCGACCAACGACCCAGAGGCAGACGCACGCGCGGCAGGAATCGACGACGACGATATCCCGTTCTAGTCCCTTGACACAATCCCGAATGGGTGATATAATACATCATGGCCCTAAGAATCATATGCTTATCTTTCAAGTTCCGGTTCACACGAGGAGTGTCCCTTCTAATCTTGGGGCCATGCACTAATTGTGTGAGCCGGGCTTGTCTTTTTAGGGCCTCCGCCTATGGCGTCACCACAACTTGAAGACGGATACACGCGCATATCCAACGAGATTCTTGAAGCGTTAGCAAGAATTCGGATTTCAGGCGAAGAGTGGCAAGTGTTCTGCGTGATCTTACGCAAGACCTGGGGATGGAACAAAAAGATGGACGTAATCTCAATAAGCCAATTCACACAAGCGACTGGCCTTGGAAGGGGCGGCGTCTCACGAGCCCTAAACAAGCTATTACAAAAGAGGGCTATCCTCAAAAAAGAAACACTTATAGGGGTAACCTATGGCGTCCAAACGGATTACCGTAAATGGGTACCTGTCCCAAAAAAGGAACGGGGTTCCAATATTGGATCGAAGGGGTCCTCAAAATTGAGGGATACAAAAGAAACTCTTACAAAAGAAACTTCTTTCGTCGCAACTTCTGACGAGTTACGACTAGCCCTATTATTGGACAGCCTGATACGGAAGAGAAACCCGAAGCAGAAGAGACTCTCTCTCCCGAATGAGCAAACATGGGCAGAGCACATTAATAAGCTCTCTCGGATTGATGGGCATACATCCGCCGAGATCGAGGGCATAATCAAGTCATGCCAGTCCGACGAGTTCTGGCAGAACAACATTCTATCAACGGCCAAATTACGCAAACATTACGATCAACTGACACTGAAACTGGGGAACCATTCACAGGGAGACATGAACTTTTAGGAGGCATAAGATGGCTAAGATTGTGAAGACGTATTGGGGGATAGCTGCGGCCCCCTTAGACGTTACCACAAAATTCCGCGAGGGTTTGGGTATTCTTAAGATTGGGGGGAAGTGGCTTAAGCGCGATAATTGGAACATAGGGACAGCGTGCGATGACGGCCCTGTGCTGTTTAAGTTGAAGCGGGATGCTGCCGGGGCCGCATATCCCGATCTTGGCGAAGAGGTTGTCAAACTGCGCGTGACCATCGAGGAGATTGAATGACTGACCGCAACCAAATATTCGATCCCAAGCATCCAGGCGATTATCAGGGAGATGATAGGGTTATCACGTCCGACGAGATGAGGGAGGAGCTATCGAAGCGTCAGGCGAGTCGCCCGTATACCGTCCTAAAGACAGGCATAGGACACCTGGATAGGGTGTTGAACGATGTCGAGGGAGGCGAGCTGATCCTTGTCACCGGCAAGACGGAGGCTGGCAAAACGACGCTCTTGAAGACGATCACCAAGAACCTCTATGAGCAGGGGATAGAAACGCTGTGGATACCCTTTGAGGCGGGCGGCGCGAAATTCATAAGAGGGTTCGGCGACGACATCAAGTTCAATATCCCACGCCAACTCAAGCCCGGCTCATGGAAATGGGTGACCGAGCGTATGAAAGAGGCCGTCGCCAAGTATGATGCAAAGGCCGTATTCTTGGATCATCTCCATCGGCTCGCCAATATGATGCAATTAGAGAATCCCGCGATTCAACTCGGCGCGATAGTTAGCGCACTCGTGACCGCGATAGAAGAGATGAATGTGGCCCTATTCATGGTCGTGCTTATGCAGAAGGTTCAACACAATATCCCTGAGAGTGAGGATGTCCGCGACTCGGGCGTCATTGTATATGAATGCGACACAATGTTGGGTCTATATCGCGGAGATAAAGCGGTCAGCGGCTCTACTGAGTCGAGGATTCGGGTCATTCATAACCGCCGCGAGGGCGTTACTCACGGCCCGGCTACTGGCGAGCATATCAGGGTGAGGCTGGAAGGGCAGTACCTTGTGGATGATCTGGAAGATGAAGGGCCACGGAAGGTTCCCGCGTTCGGCGGGGAATATTAACCAATTCGGCGTGTTCGACAAGAAAATCTATGCACAGAAACAGGGGCCATTCTTGGAAGAGGTGTGAAAGGAGCTTAACATGAGCGACGACACAATCAGGGCGAAGTTGTTGGAGGCCAACAAGGAGTATGGAATATTCAGTGAGGAGCAGATACGTGAGAAGTGTTGGTCTTTCTGGGACGGATGCCTAACGGGCACAGAAGTGGGTCGATCCAAGGCGCTCCCCGGCACAAAGGTCTATGACCTGATGCTCAAAATGCTCCGCTCCCCAGAATACACCCCCGCCGAACTCACCTACATCCACGAGAACCTTTCCCCCGAGGCTTGGGAGAAGTTGGGGTTGGTGGTGCCGTTTGAGGAGTATGATATTTGGTGTGTTGGCTTCCCCCATGACGGCGTGAAAAGGCGCGTAACATCAGAAAGCGACGGGTATGTCCGCTTTACGTCAGAAAATGGGCATCCCGGCTCTAGACTCAAAGATGGCAGTGGCTACTCCCTAACCCCTCCACCCCCGAAGAAGGAAGAGTTCAAGTCGTATGTGGCAGTGTGGAACGCTGTACACGGTCAGGAGCTTAGATATGTCATTGGTCATGATGGTGTGTGGGCAAAAACAACCCACACGAGTAATGGGATTAAGCAAGTCTACAACAGAAAGGATTTGAAACCTCTCGCCACCAACCCCGAAGAAGCCTACAAGATGCTAGGGGAAGTGTTGGGGAAGGAAGACATGGTGGAAAGGATTAAGAGCAATATCGAGTACACCTTGAAAGTGTTGGAGAACGGCTGTGGGGCATACGTTGATGGAAAGAGAAACGCCTTACAAGACAAGCTAGACTACATCGCCAACCTCGAAAGAGAATCCAAATGAGAGTGCTATCCGACTTTGGGGGCCACGTCACCTGGACCGGCCTCCGTTGGAGCCGAGAGAAGCCCTACTACGATGACAACCACCTGAGAGCCGAAGACTGCATAGCTCTCGCGGAGATGAAGTATGAGCAGCAGCACGAGTGGTGGACCAAGAAGGGGCGCATCGCCTACCTGTGGCAAGAGATGCGTAGGCTGGCGCAAGTGTATAGCGACACGGAAGGCCCGATTATGGGGATCGTGTGGCTCGACCAAATGAAGGGTATCCTGAGAGAGATAAGGAGAGTCAAGCGATTGAGGCCCCCCACGAAAGGCGACATAACACACGCCATGAAGCTGAAGGCGCGTGAGTATCCCATCGAGAATGTGCTGGCCGAGTACGGGATAGTCATAGGTCGCCACAACAAATGCCTGTGCCCGTTCCATGATGACACACGCCCGAGCATGAGCATCTACAACAACCGATTCAATTGCTTCTCATGTGGCCAGAAGGGTGACGTGATAGCCCTATACCGCCGCCTGAGCGGCGCATCGTTCCCCGCCGCGGTAAGGAGGCTGGCACCATGACGATTATCCCGCGCTTCATGCCAGATGCAGGTGCAGACCCTCAAGATGTGGTCATTGAGGGAGAGGGGCCGCCGCCCGTCGCTGCGGCTCCTGCATCTGCTGCCAATGGAGGAGGAGACACATGATGAAAGAGGACACGTCTCGACATTGTGAGCTTTGTGAGAGCAGCGCACGGAAGCTCGCCGCCGCCGAGAAGCGGGTTGAGGAGTTGGAGGCATCGGAATTCAAAGCTGCTATTGAAAGCCACATGCTACATCTCTCTAATAGGCTTCGTGATGCTCTGTTCCGCATTGACGAGCTTGAACCTCTTGTCAAGAAGGCAATGGATTTTGTCAGGTGGGGCGACGACGATGACCCATGCTGCTGTATCACAGACGATGGGGAAGAGTGCGTGGTTTGTATGTTTAATCGCTATTTCAAAGAGCATCCCTGTGAGGACTGCGTGGACAAACAAGCCCGCATCGACGCGGCGGGGAAGGAAGCTAGACGTTACGAAGACCAAATGAAAAGCTTATCCGACTTGGATAAGAAAGATTGGCCGCTTGAGGAGTGCTTCGCGGATATCGTCAAAATCCTCACCGCCGACAACCCACAACCTGGCGAATCGGAGGAAAGTCCATGAAGAAAATTTATCTTGCATCGAGTTGGAAAAATGAAGCCCTTGTTCTTAGCTGGGCCAAGCGCCTCCGGTTCTGTGGAGATGAAGTTGACGCCTTCTGCGACAGGGGAATCAACGGTAGGTTTGTCTTTCATTTCTCCGAGATTGGCGACGTAACCAAGCTGGACGCCATCAACTTCCTCGAAGATAAACGGAGCCAGAAGGCGTTTACCGAAGACAAAAAATGGCTCGACTGGGCCGATGTCTGTTTGCTGATTCTTCCCGCCGGCAAGTCATCCCACCTGGAGGCCGGCTACGCCGTAGGCTGTGGCAAGAAGCTCATCATATGGCAAGAGGAATTCCCAAAGGGCGAGTTTGATGTGATGTATGGTTTCGCTGACCTAATAACCGACGACATCAACACCGTGATGAGCTTTTTAGACGAGATAGATTCAACGCCACAGCCCGGCGAAAGCCAGGAGGAGGGATGAGCAGATGGAAAAGATGTCATGCCTAAACTGCAACCACAATGAAGTATGTTCTCACTTCGAGAATCTGGATGCTTTTCTGAGTAAAAACATGACAGAGATTCAGAAGATGGGATGGTTTTTTGAAGTCGCTGGAGGTTTATGTAAGCATTGGCAGGAGAAGCACGATGACGGATCTTAAAACCTACACCCTCAAAGACCCCACCGTCGAAGCGTGGCAATGGAATAAGCCAGGAGATTGTCCGGGGGTTGTGGAAACCGGATATGGCGTGCTTCGCTGTCGGCGCTGTGCCAAAGAAAGTGAAATGACTAAACATGGCGAGATTCTAATCGCCGGAGAACTCGTCTTTGTCTGCCCGGATGCTTGGATAATCAAACGTGGCGACACATACGAAGTCATGCCCGACGCAGAGTTCAGAATGTTGGCGCATGTATAAGGAGGTGAGAGTGATGAAGCCAATATGGGAACAGGTCAAAGAACTTGAAGAATCCAACAAGGACGCTGATAGAGTAATTGGCGAGTGTCGAGCCACGATGATCGTAAACTATGGGCCTACTGGAAAGACTATCGAAAACTTGGTAGCGGAACCGGATGGCCTTCTACAAATGATTGTTGGCGTCTTCCGGTATTACCTCAACCGGGATAAACTGTGGAGGGAGATGGAGGAGTTTGTAAGAAACCACACTGCGCCAGATCATTCCAGAAGAGCCAAAGACCTCCTCACCAAAATCGACGCACTAAGGGAAGGGAGATGAGAGATGTAGGATATTTTTACTATCGTTGTAGGCGCACTTCTCTGTGCTACAGCTTTATTCCTTTTCGCTATACAACCCAAATAAAGGAGCCAAAACCATGAAAACCAAAACCCTAATCGCCGCATTCGCAATCGTGACTTTAGTTCTTCTGTCTGGATCGGCCAGCGCGGAATTGCAAGTTCAATCCGGCGACACGTTCACAATCCAATGGTCGGCAAGCTTGGAGTCGGACGTGGCGTTTTATACGTTGTATACTCAAGGACTTCGCAAGCTGGCGACCATCACCCCCGATGGCACCGTAACGCGACTCGCCCCCTTATTCGAGGGTGAGAACATCCTGACCCTGACAGCCACCGACAAAGTTGGGAACGAGTCCGACCACTCCGAGCCGTCGCCCAATGTCGTGGTCAAGGTGTTAGATATCGTGATCGGCTGGGTGGTGGAATGAGATTCTTTCTAGGAATAGACCCAGGACAATCGGGTGGGTGGGCAATCATTGATGAGGACATAGGCTTTGTTGATGGGCACCTGTTCTCAGAGGCCGATTTCACAGAAAACCGTTGTATCAACAATGCGGCCTATAGGTTCGAGTTGGCTTGTCTCGAAAAGGTACACTCCATGCCCGGCAATGGCGTGTCGTCCATGTTCAAGTTCGGGGAGAATTTCGGCTGGTGGCAAGGCGTGATGGATGCGCTGTCGATCCCGTATGAGCTAATCACGCCACAACGCTGGATGAAGACTGTTCTTGATTCAGGGGATCGCTCACCCGAGCATCGGATGGCGTTCGCCAAGCGTCGATGGCCCGATGCGCCGCTGACCCGCAAGAAAGATAGCGGCGTGGCCGATGCCCTGTGCTTGGCCGAATATGCGAGGCGGCAAATAATGGGGAATACGTAGTGGTTGGCACCCCCTCACATCCCGCTGAAGGGGTCTAGGAGGCCCGTAGAGCGATTTAGGTGGGTGCCCTCATCGCCAAAGTCCGCGAACTCGACAAGGCGTTGCATGGGAAGATGGAAGGAGGTGAAGAATGAAAACTTCTGAGTTAGCTGGCGTGGTCGGTGGCACAATCTTAGCGTATATCGCCATAGTAGCCCTATATATTGGAGGGCTGTTGGCGATAGGATATTTCATCGCATTGCCAGTATTGCGCTACGCCTACCAGTTTATCACAGGTTAGCCACCACAAACAAGGGGGCGGTAGCCGCCGCCCCCGGAAGGAGGATGTTATGGAAGCCGTAGAGATTGTGACATTTGTTGTCGTTTGCTTCACCCTCGGGTATCTGCTAGCCCGCCGCTAACTACTCCCGCAATGGCCCCAGATACCCCGGCGCATCGACGCGGATTAAGGTTCGTCCGTTGACCGATCCATCGATCTGAGCGGCATCGGCATCCAGACGATTAACGTGTTCCCATATGAAGGAATCATCACCCAGCGGAGCTGTAGTAAAGTTAGCGAATATGTCCTCCGTCCCCAGAAAAAGCTGAAGTAGCGTCGCCTGATCCGGCCCCACCTGGAGGTGTAAGCCCTGCTCGGTCTTTTCCGCGTGCATCACCGTTGTCATCGGATACCCGGCTTCGGTCGATGTCGTGTGCATAGTCTCGACGGCTGCCGTCTGCGTCGCGCACCCCATCAGCGGCAGAACCATCAGACACAGCACCAACAGAATCGTTATTCGTTTCATGTTATTTCCCCTTTCCTTTGGAGTTCAGTCCAATTGTGTGGATCAGCTTGAAGAGAGCCGTCCGTAATTCCTTCGCAAAATCATCGTCAGTCGTCGATGGCGTCATGCTGGCGATCACGCTGAACAAGCCGAGAGCCGAGAGAGCCGCCGTCACAAGCGCGACCAGCGGATGCGCCTGCGCAAGTCCTGTCAACAGTTCCATATGCTCGTCCTCCTCCAAATTGTTTTGTGTTGCCCCATCCTCTGACCTCACATATGCTCGGAGCCCCGAGATGCGGGATGCCCACGTGTACGAAATTCCGTTCCGAGTAGTAGATCAACTGCCACCACGCGAATGGGAGCTTGTCCCGTATGTACTCGAACATTGCTGGCAGCATCGTCACGTCTGGAGTCGTGAAGTCCGCCATCTTCGCCTCCAGGTGCCCGGACTCGGGGTGTCCACCGACCGCCATATTGAGGGGCGGGTCGCGGTAGCCCGACGTCGGATATAACGGCACCCCGAAGAACGTGCGCACCGGCTGCAGGATCGTCACGCACAGCATGTGCAGATTCGAGAGATGATAATAGTCCGGCCTCAACTTCTGCGCGAGCTGCGGATGATCTTTCGACACGAGAAGTTCCTTGGACGAGAAGTTCTCAGTCAACCGCTTGTAGTCGGCTCGCGTCTTCATTGTGTCACCCCTGCGCTCTGAGCAAAAGAATTACGACGCCAGTTGCGACGCTTCCGAGCACACCCACCTGCATTAAGATGATGGCCCAAAACTTAGCTTCCAAACTGTCAACGCGCTTGAACATGATCTTGTTCAACTTCCTTTCTGCCTCCATCTCATTGACAAGCACCTGAAATTCAGTGCATCCATCGTCATGTACGGGGCATGTCCCGCCAATGCTCTTATTGTTCACTTCACAAGTCCTCGATTCTGTGGTATAATTATTGTATGAAAAAACTACTACTCAGAGGAATATTCCTCAGCATCTTCGGTTTCTTACTATTCATAGCCCTGGGTCAACATTATGAAACACGACAATATTACACGCGCACGGGTCACTTCTATAACGAACTGGCTGCCTGCGCGCCCGCCAAGGCCACCTCGCCGCTGCCACGCGCCACTGTCGCATTCGGCGACTCGTGGTTGGAACTCTCGCAGCTTGACGCCGAAAAGCATGTCGTCTACAGTGCATCGTTTCAGGAAATCAAATATCTGATAAACAGCCACCGTGGCGGCGATTATAAGACCGTAATTATTCTTGGTGGTATCGTGGAACCTTTCTTCAACAAGCTCTCCCTTGACGAATGCGCCGAACGTCAAGAAGCGATACGCAAACGAGCCCACCAGAAATTCCCGAACGCCTCTATCATTGTTATCCCTATGAAGCATATGCTTGAGACCCTTGCTATCTACGACCTTGATGGAGCACATATCACGCTCGATGGCTACCCTTACCTGTTCGATAAATACGACGTGAAGGAACCCGGTTCATGGTCGTCCCCCGCCTTATCCCCTTAACGACGCATAATAATCATCGATGCGCCCTCTGTCTCCACTGTAAATGTAACCTTCAGGTACGGACGGAAAGCGACAGTCGCGTTCTCCGATGAGGCGAATGTGATGAAATTGTTTGAGGTCGTTGTGGTGTTACGGAATACAACTTCAAAATCATTATCCACCAACTGCCCTTGTAGCGCAGTAATCCCAGCCCCATTGAAAGTGAATGTCTTTGTCCCAGTCGTGGAAATTGCCGGTTCGTTTGTAATTATTACGTTAATATAGTCAGTGGTGGCAGTGTTTAATCCCGGTGCTCCAGCCCATTCAGTGATATTCTGGTAGGCATAATCGTTCCAACAAGACGAACCCGCCTGCGTGGCTCCATTGGCAGTGCCTTCCACCCAATCGTTGTTGGCTGTAGAAATCTGACGGGGCCGGGGAGTATCGCCACTGCCATTTATTATCGTAGCCTCCATGACGATTTCCGCTAATTGGATAGTCGCGCTGTCAGGGATTAGCGTTATATCGTAGCGTTGTATTATTCTGGTTCTTGACCCCGCCCCAAGAGTAGTTTCGCCAACCGTGCCTACATCTCTCGCCCCATAGTTGAAATTGAAAACATTAAAAGCTGGTGGGCCTTGAATATTGTTATCCTCACAGCTACCGACATGAGAACCGCCCTGATCGCTGATGAAGATATCTATGGCGTGAGCCGGGACACTCGCGGCGAGGATCATTGCGGCCGCCCACAAAAGGATGTAGAAAGGAATGACCAGCTTTCTCATGATTAATCTTCTTCCCTATGTTCCACCATCTCGAATATCATCTGAACGCATGTACCAGTAGGATCGGCATCAAATTCCAGATAGACAACTTTGCCATTGGGAACTACCGCACCCCCATTAATATCGGCGTCGGTGTCCTCAGATGAGGTCCCATTGGTCGTATCCAATACATCTATGACGACAGCATTAGCCAGCCCAATCCATGCGTCCGCATATTTCAAGTTCGCGTTGATCTCTACATCGGGATCAACATTGCAAGACAGAGTCCATTGGTCAATAATAATGCCGTTCGGTGCTTCCTTCCCTATTGTGAATAGGAAAACAGTCGAGCTTGTAGCGAACCAATTGCCCGGAAGGAGTATTGGAATATGGATTGTGTTTAGGCCACTTATCTGCGCCTCGCCCTGTATCTCGCCGCCTGCGCCAAAGTCTATGGCAATAGCATCTTCAACTCCATCTATCGCCACTTGTCCTAAAGCTGTGAGTGTGGCGTCGCCCTCAGCGTTTACTATCTCAGTGCTGGTGGCATCCCCGAAATCTACCACGCCAGCTGCGTTTATGCCCTCGACAGTGAGGTCGGCATTATCGTCCCACCCCATCTCGTCAGGCTCCAGCGTCTTGATCGTTGTCGCTATCGCGTCGGTGCCTATGTTGTTCCTTGTTCTCCGAATGCGTATCCAGTATCCAGCCGCAGTGTCGCCACCACCAGGGTCAGAATCGCTTTTCCAGTTAGTCAAGTCTCCCGAATTCCAAACAATAATGCCATTTTGCTGGAAGCCATTTGTGCCGTCTACAGGTATGAAGCTGTCCCATGTTGTGTCCGTGTGTTGATATTCGATAACGATGCCACCGGACTGGCTGATGTGAGAGCTTGAAGGCGTGGACAATATCACTTCCAATTCACTGAACACAGTGGCGGAGCCAAAATATATCTCGTCGTCGTCACCTGGAAGTACAGTCTTCCCATCTACGCCATCATCAAACGACCCCCCATCAGGGAACAATCCAGCGTATGCGTCGGGAGTCGATTGGTCTGGCGTTAAAAAGGTGCCAATGTGCTGGTGGATAGGGTGAACGGCCCCGTGCGTTCCTAAGCCTGTAATATGGCCACTGGTGGCGCCGGTCGCCGCGATACATATGCCATGAACCTCAGACGATGCATCAAGTGGGCCACTGCCGACGTCCAACTGAATATTGAGAGCCGCAAATACCGACGACGCGGTTGAGGGGACTGTGTAATTGATCGTAAGTTCATTAAGGATTTCCGAGCCGCCACCAAAAGGAATCGCATTAGTGCCGTCGCCAATATATAGCGTCTTGAGTATATTGTTCCACGAGATCATACCGTCCAGAATATTGGCCGACACGTCGGCGGCGCTTGGAATCCGTAGACTGGTGGCCACCGAGAAGTCCGGCGAGTCTTCCTCATTCACCAGCGTCTTGTCGGCCACCAACGCCTGTATCAGCGCGAACGTATTTATCTCTGCCGCTATAATGACATTCAGTACGTCGGATAAGCCCGCTTCCAACTCCGCCTCTGTCCAGTCGTTGCCGATAGTGGTAAAAATATCGACGCCCCAATGGGCTTCAAGTCTGGCCTCTGAGTCCCATTCCGAGCTACCTGTCTCTCTATCGTCCAGGCGGAGGTCTATATGGTAGAACTTATCATTGATCGACGAGGGGGTGGCTGGCGTGCCATAGACGATCTCGTAGTTTGACGGCGTGACCGGAGCCGGAGTATTCGGCGAGTTGGTGAAAGTGTAGAAAATCTCAGCGTATGCCGGACACACCAACAACACCAATATCGCTATCGCCAGAAATATCTTTCTCATTCTTAGCCCCATTCCGCCTGTACGACCTCTGTTGAATAAACACCTTCACTATGTTCGTAGCCCCATTCCGCCTGTACGGTCTCCGTAGAATATACGCCCTCACTATAGGGGAATATCAGCCCCCAGAACAGGAAACCGAGCCCGAACCAGATGCCGGGGTCTCCCCAATTCCACACAGACCCATCGCGCCACAAGCCGCTCTTATCACCTTCATCATCAGAATACACGCCCTCGCTATAAGGGAATATCAGACCCCAGAATAAGAAGCCGAGCCCGAACCAGATGCCGGGATCTCCCCAATTCCATACAGACCCATCACGCCATAGGCCGCTCTTGTCGCTCTCATCTATTGAAGCCATCGGCCAATCCTCGTTCCTGTTTCCGGCGGCTGGCCTCTCGCTCTACGGCTGCCTCATATTCGGCTTGCTGTTCCTCTGGTAGCGAATCAAGGAATAGTAAGAAGTCTTTCTTCAGCTTCCAAGGAAGTTCGCCCTTCCTGGCCTGGGCTTTTGAGAATGTTGCCGTCCGATAGAAGAATGGGTCTTCCGTTCTGTTGCGGATATTATTCAACTGCTGTGGCGAGAGGTCTGACTTCCTGTATAATTCGAGAGCCTTCTCTTCGTTACCCTTCTGGAATTCAAGGCTGATCGCTGTCTTCACCTTGTCGCCTGACAAACCCTCTCTGTCGCGCCATTCGTAAAAGGCTTGTAGAGCATCAGCAAGCGCAGGATCGTGGCTGCCTGTCGGTATGCCACTGCGTAACCACGTTCCCGTGAACGGGAGCGCTATGTCTATCCAATCCCTCACGCGATCTTCTCGGCCTGTGAACGACTGCAATGGGGTTATACCACCCACAATATGTTTAGCCGTGGCCTCTGCCTTCTCTGCCGTGGTCATTCCTCTTTTTCTGATCCTCTCGCCAGCGTGGAGCTTTGTGTTCCCTACCTCCTCAATGAGCGTTCTCATGATCGGTTCCATCTTCGACAGCGTGAATTTATCTATATCACCTTCCAGTAGCTTGGCATAATCGTCTATTTGTCTGAACAACCAATTTCTGATGAAGCGCTCGCCGCCTGTAGGGAAGCTCGTGCCGGTGTCTATGTCCATCCGATGTCCTTCTTCGTTCTCCCACGTTGGATGGAACGGCTGATCGTTGGCTTTCAGGAACATCGCCTGTAGCATGTTTGCTGATACGATAGACCCGACAACTCCCTTCAGGATGATCTTGCGATACTGTTGTCCCATCGCTTTCAGTTGGGCGTCGTTAAGACCCTCAAAGCGTAGCGGTTTAGGTACCAGCCCTGACTTGGACTTGGTACCGAGGGCGCCTGTCAGTGTCCGCAGATTCGATACCGTCCAGTTGCGGGCGAACATGAGGTTGGATAGCATCGTCCTCTGTGGCTTTGTGAACCATGTTTTCGGTAGGGAACCCATCAAGTCATTCGTCATGTTGCCAGCCGATTGAATCGCCTCTTGTTCAGGCATCCCCTTCCTCATAAACTTTGCCTTCAGGTCAGCGAACACAATCATCTGCCCCGATCCTATCCACTTCTCCCACAAGAATCGGTCGCTTGCATCCCTGAGCAGCACGAGAGGGTTCTTGGAGACAGACTCAGGCGATACCTTGAACTTGGATACATCTTGCGTCAACTGCATCTGTTTGTCGAATAAACCCTCAAGTTCGACTCCGCCCTGCACCATCTCTGTCTTCAGTCTCTCTACGCCCTCCTCTCCCAGATTGCGGAGAAAGGAAAAACGCTTAGGGTATCTATGTCCTAACGTCATAATCACCTGAGACTCGACGTTATTCCCATGAATAAGCGGATTATACATTATCACCCGCCTGACATTAGCCCTACCACGAGATAATCCCTTATAAAATTCGCTGTTCGCCCCGAACTCTTTCCCGATGACATTATCTACGGTCTCCCATACGTCCCTGTGCAAGAACACATCTTCCTTGAATAAGGTTGTCGTCCTCTTGTCCAAGGTGCGGCCACTCCACTTTTGCAACGCAGCCTCTTGGATGGGTTTGTATCGCTTCGTCGTTAGCTCATTTGGGGGAATCTCGCTTCTTGCCTTGAGAGCAGGTGTGCCGTCAGGAGCTTTCGCGTTCTCCAAGAATTTCACAAGTCGCTTATTGGCAAGCGCCTGTTCCGCCGTCAGCTTGTACCACCCCATCAACTGTCCGAGATCATCAACCGTCTTGTACCCAAACCCTTTAAGCTCTCGTGTGGTGTAGGGCGTACCGTCATCTTTGAGTACGCGCTGTCTCGTGAATCCCGGCTTGGTTCCGAGCTTACCGCCAGCCCCCACTCCTCCTGGGGCTTCCCCTTTCGGCGATTCCAAGATTATACGGTTGACATAATTCTCGTGGAAGCTGCCCAGTATGCCCTCTTGCGCCAAGACGCTCTCATAGTTCTTGAACATCATCCTCGCGGAATTGTATAGGTGCCGCTCCTGAGGGGTCGCCAACTCTTTGACTAGAGCAGGATCATCTATGGCGTCACGCACAAGAGCTTGTCGCGCCTTATCTGGCACGATTTTGTTCGCCAGCTTTCGCACTTGCTGAGATTGCAGGGCAGCGGCGTTCCTTCCAATGCGCCAGTCCTCGACAGCTTTGATCGTTTTCTGGTATGTGGGCGTGCGGACATCGGGTGCATTGAATACTTCCCGTAGCCTTTGTGTGCCCTTGTCCACCTCGAAGCCCAGCCGCACAGCACCCTTGTTGCGTATGGGCTCGGTCAGCGCGCCCCTCTCCGTGGCTAAAGGCACATCCTCTAAGAGTTTAATGTTGGCTGCCTGTGTGTCGGGAGTAACGGCTGGCCCACGTCCTTCAATGCTGCCACGCGGGTCAAGAGGGAATAGTCCTCTACGCGGCCCAAAGGGGACGAAAGGCTCAATGGCTGCAGCCTTCTTCCCGATGGGCGGAATGTTCTCCCGCGCCGTGGCTCTCGATTTATCTAAAATATTGAACTCTCGACCTCTGGGGCGAACGCTCCTGCCACCCAACTGTCCTAACCCAAAACCTAATATCCCTTGAGTTGTTATATCGCTTGCGTCTCCACCTTCAGCGGCAGCTGAACCGCCGAAGAGGGTTGCCAAGGCACTGGAACGCATCAGAGGCTTCAGAACTTCCGTTGCTTTTAAGGCTTTACCAAACAAGGCTCCCCGCACACCGCCTTCTAGGGCTGGGGCTACTCCCCTATCAGAAGCCCTGAGAGCGTCTACGGCGGCCATAGCCGTGACAGGATTGCCAGTAAGGGCTGTAGCAGCCGCGTATGTGCCAAGCGTCACAGGAGCCGCGCCAGCACCCCTTATCACCTTTTCGGTTATGCCTTCGCCTCTTAATCTGTCTTCTGGTCTGACCGCCGTTAATTCGCTGCCCCGCTCTGCCAGTTCACGCCCTTTGCGAAAGATAGTCTGGATGCCAGATTCTTGTCCCTCTGGGAGTGGTGATACCGCAGCAGCACCCCTCTCCCCCAAAGCGGCAATGTTCCCCAATAACGGATAGAAGAACTCGGACTCGGACTCTTTAACCCCTTGCCCAAAGGCACGCAAACCCCTTGCACCGCCACCAAGCACCTCATCCTTAATCGCTCCCGGCAACTGCGCGAGCCCCGATCCCACGGGTTGCGCCTGTGGCTTCCATCGGAAGTCAGCCTTGCGGGTGCCAATGTACGTCTCGATGTCAGCCGCCGAATGCCCTTGTCCTCGGGCAGTCTCGGTAAACCGGCGCACCTTCTCCGTATCGAGGAATCCTGCATCCTTTATGGCTTGTGGATCGAGAGGCGGCATTTAGAACCTTTGTTCTGTGTCAGCGAGAATACTGTCGAGTGATCTTGCTGGAGCGGCGGGCGCGCCTTGCGCCCCGGCCTGTGGTGTCAGCCCTGGCATGATAATCTCCATTATCCTCTGCTGGTAAGCCGCCTTTGTGGCCTCATTAAGGGGAACAGTAGCTGGTGTGAATTCTCCTGTTGACCGGCCGAACTGGTCTAAGATCAGCTCCGGTTCTGAACTCTTCAACGCTCTGAAGAGTCCCTGCAATTCCTGGTTGACTGGCAACCCTGCCGGATTGAGGTTTCTGCTTCCGGCTGGAGGATTGAAGATGCCACCGCCAGCCTGTGCGGCCTGCTGCCCCGTAAACTGGAAATCAGGCGGGAAGAAGTCAAACTTTGTTCTTGCTCTCGGCTCAGGTGGACGACGGGCGTCAGTCTGCGAGAGAAGATTTGCCGTCTCGGCACTCTCTCTTCCTATCGTTGAGAAATCCAGCGGCGACAACTGCTGCTGGAATGCCGCAGGGTCTCTCTGGCGTGGCCCCAAACCCTCTAAGCGTGGAATCCGATCCGCAGGGACGCCCAAACCTAGCCATGCCTCCTCTTGCATCCACGGAGGTAGCGAGGTGTCTCCAGCGATCTTTCCAAGCGCAGTCTGCCTATCAGCCTGCGCCTTGATGTTCGCGGCCTCTATGGTGGCGGCGTTGATGCCTTCCTGTCTCTCAAGGTTCGCAGCGTTCAGTGCGCTCCCCCGTTGGAACTCCGATTGGGCGTCGAATAGAGCCTTTTGCCGTAGCAACTGCTGTTGCCGCTGGAACTGCTGACGCTGTGGATCGGCTATATTCTGAGCCAACTCGCCCAAGAATCTGCCAGTGTTCCCTATGCCCTGTAGAATATCGGCCATGAGCCCTACCCCTCCGTCCTGAATGTGCCGCTACCGGCTCTCGCGCCAGCCAGAAGTTGTGCCGTCTGCCCTGTCGCTTGCAGCCGACGAGCAAGGATGTTCTGGAAGAACTGGTTATTCACGTCGGCCTCACCTGCGGCCCTCTGGTTGAGCAGTTGCCCCTGCCTCTTAAGCTGAAAGCCGCTATCGCCCAAACCACGCGCCCCGAAGTCCAACCCAGCAAAACGCCTATTGTCGAGCCATCTCTGGCGTACAGCCTGTTGGCCTGCAACGCGGTTGCGCCAATCAGCGGGAGTCGGTTGGCCCGTCATCTGCCGATTCAGGCTACCCCATATAGCTGGATTCAAGGCGCCCCTCTCGAAATTAAAAGGGGCGGGTGTGAATGTATTGGAAAAACCGCCCTGGCTCCCGCCAAACATTGAAGCCCCTGCCCCTGCCGCCGCTAGTCCCAATCCAGCCGCAATTAATAGTGACATTGCTTTGACCTCCTAGAAAGTTCTTGCACCTGCAAACGGATCGCCCCGCCCCGCCCCCGGCCCCATCAGACCGAAGGGGTCAACCTGCTGTGTCGTATCCGGCATGGCTCTTCCAACTCCCAGAAGAGCGCGACCGCCAAAACTTAACAAAGACCCTGCCCGCGACAAGGCATCTGGCTCTGACGTTGCGGCGAATTGCGGCCTTCCAGCAGTCAACGCGCCGAGGTAGCCCGCCTGCTGGCCGGTTATGTTCTGTAAGTTACGTTGACCCTGCAAGCCGATGTTCCCCTGGAGTAAGGCATTGCCGATCCCACCTCGCCTCGCAACGTCGGAGCCTATGGAGAAGCCAGCGCCGCCCGGTGCAAGCGCTCCCGCCTCTTGAGCGGCCCGAGAGTATGCGTCGTTGATCTGCGATTGCAGGTCGCCGCCACCGGGGATACCCCCCAAACCTCGCAGAGCGTTCCACGCGTCGAACAGACCCGGCTGCAAAGCGTCTGTTTCGTCCTGCCCTAATGTGACTCGCCTATGGCTTACGCCGCCTCCACCGAAAAGACCCATCTGCCATCACTCCCTTAAAATGCGCTGGTCAATGCCACCTTGTACGGCACGCCCTTTATACGAACGACAAAGTTATTTATTCCGGCCGATAGCATGACATGCGCGTTGTCTACTCCCTTGACGCCAGTATCCGTTGCCGCCGAGACGGTCTGTATTTCAGGGTTGAAATCCAGCATCCGGTTCCTGATGCGTTCCAACTCTTTTCGGCCAGCATTATTGTCAGTCATTTCTCAGTGTCCTATTGAGAACCACCGCAATGTTTGTGAGGTGGGAGAGCCATTGCGAAGCGTTAATTGTGTCACCGTTAGAGTATGGCAACCTGCGCTATTCTCGACAGCGACGTTGAAACTATCGCCTTGGGAGGCAACGGCGATCAAATGGGCGTTAGGATACTCTAAGGGCAACGTGACAACCTCATCGTCGTCACCAGCGACGGTATCGGCGCCCCACTGCATTATCAGACCATTCCCGAAGTGTATGTATCCGTCTTCCGACAAGTCTTTCGCGTTCTCAAAGACGGGGTTCGTTTCGGCTATGCCAGCACCGGGGATCGGTTTCGGCGCAAGAAAATCGCTGTCGGCGTCTGTGTCCACGCTCCCAAAGAGCAGCCCGTAGGTATAGTCAGTCGGGAACGTCAGACCCGCTATCGTTTTCTCCAACGACAGCATCGCGGCTGCTACATCGTTAGTGCCATCGAAGATCAGCCACACAAAATATTCCGTCGAGGCGGCTACCGAGCCAGTATCTAGCCCGCCTGCGCCATTGGCGGCTCCTATGTCGGCGGTTCTCGATGAAGCTGTTGTCGTCCGCGCCAATCTCCTGCCACGTGTGTTATAGTTGTCCGAGTTGTAGACTGTGGCTCGATTGAATGTGATGTCAACCTTGCTGTCGGGAGAGCCTGAGTTTCTGGCAAGATACCCCATATCCAAGTTACAGGCGGCAAAGGCAACATGCGTTCCGACAGCCGAATGCTCAACAAGGAATGTCGAGTTTGTCTTAACATCGACTTTCTGCCCGTCGAGATTATCCACGCCCGCCGCCGACCAATTCGCATTGCCAAGCGCGTTGACCGTATTAATGATCTGCGCGAACTCGGCGTTCAGGTCTGTGTGCGTCAAGACCTGAAGGTTGATCCAGGTCGTGAGTTGACTTATTAAACCCATATCCTAACCCCTCACCCTTCTGCGCCTGTACCCAAAGCTGACCGCGTTGATTTCTGTCTCCTGGCTCTTTCTGTTCGATGTGATTTTGAGCGATATTGTCTTGCCTTTTGCCCTGACGGGCAAAGACTGTTCATTACTGAGGGTTGCAATGCCTCCACCCAACCGGCTTATTCCGAGAACGGCGTCGTCTGTCCCTAGAATGAATGACGCTATCGCCTGTGAGTCAATGCTCCAACTCCTCGTGATCCCCGCACCAGCATCTACTTCCGCCGACACGCCGATGTACGACGAGGCAACCGACCCCTTGACAATCACCTTGCGAAACTGCTTTTCAGTCGTTGCGAGGTCGTTGAATCTATCGCTAAAATCGAATCCTTTGGTCTTGTAATTGGCTGAGATCGCCTTGGTCGCGCTCGTGGCGCCCACCCCGTCATCTGTCGTGCCTGTAAACATCTTGTAGACGAAGCCGCTGACGCTGCTTCCAAAATACAAGTCCAACGACTCGTTCGACCCAAGTGTCTTGAATAACGCATTTGCAGGAAGCGTGTACTTAGTCCATGTGCCTGTCAAGAAATTGAAAACGAACGCACGATTATTCCTCACCTCTCCAGCGCCCACATCGTCATACGCCAAAATGTATTTGCGGTCAAAGTATACCCCAGCCGCATTGTTGACCTTATTCATGTTGATGTCGCCGATAATCTTGACCTTGAATTGCTCGGTCTCGGATAGCAGTATCGAGTTTATCCCATCAAAAATGCGAACGCCATCAGGAGCCAGATAGATAATACCGGTGTCTCCGACCTCCACTGACCGCCTCGATATGCAACCGTGCTGGCTCATGCGGTCAAGCTGATAATTCTCGGGAGTTGTGCCGGCCAACACATATATTCCCGTCGTCTTCAGGATCACCAGATTTCCAAAGAGAACCGCAAGGGCGAGGATATCGCCGCCGTCCTGCTTGCCGACAGTAAAAAAGCTGGCTGCGTCCCACCCCTCTGTAGAGCCAATCGCCGACGTGTGCCTAACGACATAAGCGCTAGCGGTGGGAACACCCCAAAGCCTATCCTGCCACGAAATAACAGTATTCATGATAGGCGCGTTTGCCCATGCGGACGAGTCTGAAGCGCTCCTTAATCTGCTCTTGAATTTTTCCACTCCGTTGACAATCAACAACGTATCCCTGAAGACGGTAAACTCCATGTCGGCGTCTACCGTGAACGTCTGTGTCAGATATGAACTCAGCGAGGCCGTCCCAAAATGCACGCGCCCTGAACAGCAGGCTACCCACGGATTAGTCCCGCTCGTGTTATAGAACCGGGTCAGCCCGCGCACTGGCTTGGAACCGCCTACAGGCACATAGAACGAGGCCGCGGCTGAAGGGAAAAGCCATAATGACGCGCTGGTTGCAGAGGTTGGCGTCGCAGATGTGCCCGCACTTGTACCTACATAGGCCACTCCTCCAGACACATAAAATGCTGACGGCCCGTATGCGCTGAAAGTGGCTGACGTTCTCGCAGATATATCTCTCAACGCGCTTGTGTTCAGCCGAGAGAAGCCATTGCGAACCCTGATATTGCCGCGTGTGGTCAGGTCGAAATTCAGGATGTCCGCCGCCTGATTGTCCAAAAGCATATGATCGGCGAACGCATTGTTCAGGCCGCCATCAAATCGACGAAGCGAGTAAAACTTCATTATCTCGCGTCTTAATGTGCCTCTTTGTCCCATCTACTTGATGCTCCACTTATCCCTTGGATACCAATCTTCCGGCTGCATCGCGGGCGGGTCTTCCTGATCGGCCCACTTGATGTCGCTGTTGACCTGTTCGCATTCGCCCTTGAACTGCGCCAGCATATCGTCGGCGCGAGGGTCTTTGTCTTTGAACAGTCCCAGATGTGTCGCATACAGGATTGGCAGATTCCGATGCTCCAGGGCCATCTCGGGAACCGCGCTCAAAGCCGTTAGCATGTCGGGGATGCCCGGCGCCTTGAAACATATCCTGTTTGCGCCAGCCGTTGCGCTCGTGGGGATCGGCCTAAACTCGATCACAGGGCCATCGAGCAGATAATAGAGTGGGCTTCCCGGCGCAGGTGTTACATAGGATACGCTCGACAGAGCCCCACTGCTGGCCGGTGTAGTCACCGCCAGGAGCCCTCGGCGGTCGAGTTTCTTCAGCGAGTACTGCGCCCCTGACAGACTCCCGTTCTTGAGGTACAGCACTTGACTGATCTGCCCTCTCAGCGAATCGTCAGGCAACGAATAACGAGCCACGCCCGCCGACAGAAACAGGAACTTCGTCACCTGGACTGCTCTCGTGCGCTTCGCAGTCTCGATAAGACCCTTATTGATGTAGCTGCTCAAGCGGGCATCCGTATGATAGTCGTCTGGCCGCTCCACCTCAAGCATATCGGCCACATCATCCATCATCGCCTCGAAATTTATAGCATAGACTGGCATTACAATACTCCTGTATGCCCATAAGCCTCATGAAGAGCGGCCAGAGAGCATTTCTCCTTGTTTGCCTTGGCCTTTTCAGTTCGCGCCGGAAGACTCGCCCAATCAAATGAAACCTCGACATGCTCGATAGCTGTCGCTACGGTGGGGTGGTCGATCACCTTCTGGTATATCTCCAACTCCGCCTGTATTTCTCTTTCTTCTTGTAGAGTAAAAACAACGCCTGCTTTTTGGGCTGAGTCTATGTCGGATTTTTTGTATAAGAGTTTCCTCTCGGTATACTCTTTGAGCATATCCTGAAGTGAGGCCGCCGCATGTCTCATATCTTCACCTCCGCCTTGTACTTTTTCAGAACCTTCTTGTATGCCTTATCCCACATTTTCGCGTTCTTGCGTATGTCGAAATGCCTTTTGACTTCGGCGTTCGCGGCGGCTCCGATCTTCTGCCGCAGGGCGGCATCCTCGACCAACCGGTTCAACTGCTCGAACCATTCGTCGGTCTCATATGCGAACAGGCCCGTCTTGCCGTCTACGACCGACCGGTTGAAAGGTTCCACCCGCGAGACGACTGACGGAACGCTCATGGCCGAATATTCCAGCCACCGCAGATTCGATTTGCTGCGGTTGAAGGCGTTGTCCCTCAACGGCGCGATCCCTATGTCGAATTGCCACATCCTCATACGCGACGGATAATGCAGGATGTCGTACCACTGGCTCATGCAGTGAATTCGCTTATGGTCGAGAGCGTGGACACACTGGGGTACACCCCCAACGACATAGAAATGCACGTTCTTGTGTTTATTCAGAATGTCCATGATGGCGGGCAGTACCATCCTGAAATCGTCTTCGTGCGTCTGTGCCCCCATCCAACCAATGCGAATCTGCTTCTTGCTTCTCTTGGGCATCTCGATCTTCTTTTCCCACAGATCGAAGTCGAGGCTGTTGGGCAGAACATAGATGTTGTCGTTGTATTTGCTGAGAATCTTTTTCAGGTGTTCGGTCGTGACCGTCACAGCGTCCGCCGTCTTCACAAGGTCGGTCGTAATCAGGCTCAAGCCGGAGTTCGGCCTGTACGCCTGCGCTCCCTGATTGTAATGGGGGACATCCTCTACGTTGTCGTCCACATCGAGAACTATGGGGATATTGAAAAACTCGCGGATACCCTGTAGCGCACAGATTCCCTCGTCCGTATGAACCAACTGCGCCGAGATAACATCTATCCCTACGAGCAGCTTTTCCATCATCTCTCCAAATTCCGGCGTCAGAGCCCTCGACTGCCACATGGACTGATCGAGCCCGTCAAGGCTCGTGTCCTCACAGTAGATGTTGTGCTTGAACTGCTTGGACATCTCATCGCCGGGCAGCACCATCCGGTAATAGCGAACGCCCGGCACCAAGCTGTGCATCATAAAGATTTTCATGCCTATTCCCTCCAGCTTGGCGGTAAGCCCTTGGCCGCACGCATCGCCTGCATCTGGCCCATTGGGAGGCGTCTCACGCCGCACAGCGTCTTGCTGGTAGTCCGAAACTTCAAGCCAGCCGTCAGCCAGTCATCGAGAGCGACATGATCGTCTGTGCGTCCCTCTACGAGCCGATACGGATGCTTCATGGCGACATCTTTCGGCATCGCTGCGGTCGAATGACAGAACAGGATGTCGCCCTGCTCGAATTTCTTTTTGGTCAATCGCATCGGTTTGAACGCTTCCGACATGGGGTTGCCCGTAACATCGCATTCCACCCAGCCCCCATGAAAGATGTCGGTATCGGGGTTATTTCTGAAATGCTTTAACGTCTCCCTCAGCCGATGCATATGGCATATGTCGTCGTGGTCGATCACGAGGATCAAGTCAGACCGCGCCGCCTTGACCCCGACGTTGCGGGCCTCGGCGCAGCCCTTGTTCTTCTTCAGGCGAACGACCCTGACGCGCTTATCCTCTTTCAGCAGCCAACCCAGATACAGGCCGGTAGTGTCGGCCTTGGGATCGTTGCCATCATCGACGATGATTAGCTCCCAATCTTTGACGGTCTGACGTTGGATACTGTCAATCGTCTCAGCGATGTATCCGGCGCCCTCGTATGTCGGGCAGATGAATGATGCTATCGGCATAATCTATCCAGTTCCTTTCTGAATTTCGCTGCGTTCGTGACCTCTCGGGGGAGGCGAGGCATAACCGGATTCTTGACCTGCTTGGCGATGCGAAGCCGGTTGATGATCGCGGCCTTTAGCTCGGGGTGCGTCTTCTGTGGCGGTATCGTCCACACGCCGTCATACGGCGCGTTGCTGATTACCTGCTTGCCCGCCAGTATCGCTTCCGCCACCTCTCCCCAAGGGGCATCCATCAGCAGTTCAGCCGCAGCCTCTCGTTTGTTCCGTGTCGTCGGTATGTCGGGCATCCCCTTTTCGATGTCCTCGAAGCCGGGCGGCACATACACCTTGAACGGAGAGCCGTTGACGTGATGGTCTGTCCACGCGAAGTAATACTTTAGTTTCACGTGGAACCCATACTGCTGAAGAAATTTCACGTCCTCTGTGGTACACGCGAAACTCTGTATGCCGAACTCGCGGAAGCTGGCGCCCAATTCCTCCAGGTCGCAAATCTTGCCTCTCTTCAGTTTTCTCACGTCGGCGGGCATCCAATGGACAATCTTTGCGGTATCCACGCCGACAGCCAACATCTCCGCGCATTGATTCGCGGCCGCCAAGTTGAACCCGATCATGTAGACCAGCTTGTATTCGTTGGGCTTGAATGCAGGGTTGATCTGCACGTCTTGCCCGGTCGCCCTGGCGAGCTTCTTGGCTTCATTGGGATATTCGAGCGAACAGAAACATATTGGCCTGGCGGGGATTCCGTGCTTCTCCTTGATCTGCTTCACACGCTCAAGCCAATTGCTTGAACTGTCGTCGCTCAGGCCACCCTTTTGAGGCGATTGCGCCGAATACGTGAAGTCGGGAATCATTACGGGCTTCATGCCGTCGAGAGCCATCCGAAGCACCCATTCCCAATCGTTCAGGCTCTTGAAATCTTCATCCCATTTGTGCTTCTCCCACCACTCGCGTTTGACCGGGAACCCGCCATCGATGTAGTTGTAGCAGGTGAGCGCGTACAGATCGAATGGCTCGGAATAGAATCCCGGCTTGCTATCCAAATCCCAGAAGCGGTATCCGCCATAGATCATGTCGGCATCAGGGTTGTCCTCGAACGCTTCTACCCATCGGCGCAGCATCCCCGGCTCCGCGACGAAATCGGCCGAGAAAAACGAGATGATGTCGCCAGTGGCCTTCTCCCCACCTGTGTTGCGGGCGGCACACGCGCCGACATGCTCGTCGATAACGCAAATCTTATACTGGCCGCTCTTTATCTGCCCAGCTTCGATGGCCTTGTTTGCGGAGTCCTGAGCCACCTTATACGCTCCGTCGTCGTATCCGTCCTTGCCGTCCAGAGCCACAAGCACCTCGAAGTTCTTGTAGTCCTGATCGAACAGGCTTTCCAGCGCCTTGCCTATCGTCTTCGCCGCCTTATACGCTGGCACTACAAGGCTGATTTTCGGGTTCTTCTTCATGCGCCCTCCTTCTCTTCTTTAAGGAGCGCAATCGTTTCGGCTATCTCTGTACCTGTCGTCTCCAGCTTGAAAAGTAGTGCCTTGAGCTTTAAGTATGACTCCCAGAGGCAATCAAAACAGGTTGTCCGTTGATTTAGCGGGTCGCCTACGCCTGACAACTCTTCCCATAAGCACACTCTGCTTGGCTCTCCGCATTCGCTGCACTGTGCGACGCCCACTTCCCATTTAGCTCTTTGTTTCTTCATGTTCCCTCTCTTTCCTTTCGATGCCAAGATGATCCAAAATACGTTGCGTCGTGTTGGGATTCTCAAGCTCCACCTTGCAGCCCCAATCCCTTGCTTCTAGCGCGTCGCGCAGCTTACTTTCGCTGCGACCGACCAGCTTGATTCGATTGGCCTCTACGAGTTCGGGAAACTCGCACTCGTTTCGGAGGACGATGCACGGCTTTCCCAGCCACGCCGCCTCTCGCATCAGTCCTCCGCTGTCGGTAATCACGCCTTCGCAATTCCACAACTCCTTCATCATTTGGTGGTAGGTGATTGCGCTCTCAATCGCGGGCAACCTCGTCTTCTCGGATTCCCTGAATAGGTGTTCCCCTTTGGGGTGCAGAAAAATGCGCGGCCTCTTAACGTAGGTGTTGATATTCTTGATGACGCTCATCATCTCGGCGTCACCGCTGTTCTCCGCCCGATGAACGGTGCAAATCCATTTGTCGCTCTTGTTCGATGGTATCTGCTTGCCCATCTCATCTTGCCAGAACTCATACAGACGCTCCTGCATGATGTCGCCGACCACAAAGCCTGTCGCATGTCTGCGGGACGCTTCCGTAGTCATAAAGTTAAAAGTGCTTAACCAGTCCACGGCTATCCTATTCCGTTCTTCCGGCAACAGCAGATTGCCGCATCGCAACCCGGCCTCGACATGAACAAGCCATCGTTCGCCATACCCTGCTTGGAATTTCATGGCCGCTAAGACACCCGCTAGAGTACTGTCCGTATCGCCGTAAACGGCAATCAGGTCTGGCATCAGCCCCATAAGATGTCCATGTAGCGCATCCGTCATGTCGCCAAGCTCTGTCTGTCCCACATCAATGACTTCCCCACACTTATCAATCTGTTTCGTGTATGCGTCTCTCAGGGCTGGAGAATAGTGCTGCCCTGTCCACAAGACGGTATCAGCCAGCTCAGGAATTAATTTCAGGAGTTGCGGGCGGTTACCAATTATGCTTACTGTTGTCATGTGACCTCACATATATATCAGTACAATTTCGTTTGTGATGAATTCAGACTTCTTCCGGCCATCGTCAAATGTGAAATCTACAACGTGGCGGTATGCGCCCGGTATCGTTCGCCGGTCGATGATGCTCAATCTGTCCTTGTCGCCCTTGAAGTTGTCTATCAAGTGCTGCGCGTGTTCTGGCGAATAGATATCCTCGATCATCAGGATTCCGTCATCGGCCAAGAGCTTCGGGTACCTCTTCAAAAACCACATCCACGCAGGCACAGAATGGAGACCATCGTCGATAATGATGTCAAACTTCAAGCCCTTCAGCTTGTTGATGAATTTAGGCTTGTACGCATCCTCGAAGAACAGGTGAACCCTTGGATTATCGTCAAGTTCCCCATTAAGAGCGACCTTGCTCTGGTCTATGTCCACGCCATATATCTCAGCGTTGGGGAAGAATTCGGCCCACATCGCTATGCTACCGCCCTCGGATATGCCGATCTCCAGCAACCGCTTGACGCTCTCTCTGCGCGGATTCAGGAACGGCCCATAGAACTCGGTGTAGCAGTGGCTGCCCACCTTATCGGTATGCCCTATCCGCTTCGCTATTTTCGTCAGCTCGTGCATGTGTCTCCGGTGGCGGTCTGGGCGGGCGGTCGAAAGGAACGAAAGCCCCACCCGCCCATCGCCGTTACGCTACTGCTCCTTCATCCGGCTCTCGCAGTGAGGGCACAGGTGACAGTTGCCGTCAACGTGCTTCCTATCGTAAGCGACGTGTTGAAGGTTGCCATCCGATTCCCTATACGGGCACTTTTTGTTGGGGCAGGTTTCGGTCTTCGCTGACATAGTTAGCCTCCGTTAGTTACTCACCCGATTAGACGGGCACGAGCGAGTCGTCGCCCTTGCCGGTCAGAACGCCGATGATGCAACTGTTGTTCAGCACCTTGCAGGCGCCGGTGTACTTGTAACCGAGTGTATGCGGAGTCTGATTCAGCGGATCGGCGAGTGTCTGCTTGCCGCTGGTCTTTAGAATCAACTGCGCCCCGGACTTGCCACCGCGCAAGGACGAAATCTCGGTCACGCCATAGGCGAGAGGCCCATAGATGTACGTGATGTGAACGGTTCCGCCACCATACGCCGAAACCTTCGCGCCTGCCGACTCGATTGTCGGCATGTTCGTGCTCCCCTTGAACCGAATGTTCTGAACCTTCCCAAGCTCGCCGGTGAGTGGCTTGGTGTTCGTATACTTGTTCAGATCGACCCAGCCCGAAGTGGACTGGAGCACATTCAGCGCGTCGGGATGCGATACCGCGTGGAACGATCCATCCGGGAACTTCGGGCAATCCATGCCCTCAAGGAACTTCCGCGCCTGTCTGAGCAGGGTCACGGTCAGCGTCGAAGAGGAGTGGATACCAGACATCGCCAGGATGTTGCAGTTGCCGGTGCCGTTACGGATCAGCGGAATCTCAAACTGAGTGGACGAAAGCTGTCCAATGCCCGAGAGCCCGAAACCCACACCCGCTCCACCGAGGCCGAGCGTGGCGGACAACGACGTTTTACGCCACAGGATCATGCGGCCGATAGCGCTGTCAACGGCCTTACGAGCCGCCAACGCCAGAACCATCGTCGCTTCCTTGACGGAATTGTCAATCGAGGTCGCCTCGATCAGATCGGTCAGGACTGTATGTTTGCCAAGCTGATATATCTTGCTCGACACGTTCTCTGCGCTCAGAGCAGCCGCCGTGGGCGCTGTTCCTTCAGTCAGCAACTCGGCCACGCCGAACTGCTGATAGCGCGAGAACTTGATGGTCACACCCGAATCTCTCGGGAGTGGTTTCTTCACGGCGTCCTCATAGAGCACGAGCATCGGCTTCAGCATTTGCAACAGCCGTCTCTCGTGATACTCCATAATGAGTTCTGATAGTGTAGTGGTACTCGAAATTGCCATCTACTTCAACCCCTTAATCGTGGGTGACTACTTTCGCTCCTTGCGAGATGATGAACGCCTCCAACTCGTCTATGGTCATGTCGTCCGTATTCACGATCTTCGGCGCGACTTTGGCCGTGCCGTTAGCTGGCTCGACGGAGGCCGCAATCACCTTTCCACGATGGTCTTGCTTCGCTTGTTCCTGTTGTTTGGTCGTTTGTTCTTGAGTCGCCGTCGTCGCAGCCGCCTCACGAGCCCTTGTGCCCTCGGCCATGAGGATTAACTGCTCTCGCGGGTAGTACTGCGCGTTTTGCCCAAGCTCTTGCGAAACCTGCTCGATGTACGGCTGGAGGTCGTTTAGGGTATCACCGTGTCTTTGTACGGTGGCCTGATTCTCCAGGTATGCGTACATCTGCCCGATTTGCGCTCGTAGCTGTGCAACCTCGCCGCCGATCTGTTGGCTTCTGTGATCGACGAATTGCCCAAGGTTTCCTTCCAGATTTTTACCGAGCCATTCGTCGAACAGCTCTCCGGTCGGAATCTGTGGGCCTTGCGGTTGCGCGGGCTGTCCGCTCATTACCCTCATAATCAGCTTCGCGCCTTCAGGGTCTTTCGTCATCACATCGAAAGCTCCCTCAAGCTCGCCAAGCCTCTGGCCCGATTGGGCTTGCTCATGAAGTTTGCGCTGCGCCTCTTCATAGCCTTTCACAAGGTCGTCTTGCGTCTTGTACTTCCCTGCGATCAACGGCGTTTCTTCCTGCGCTTCTCCTTCTGGCTCAACCGGAGGGTGTTCCTGCTCGGCAGGAGCCTCGTCGGTTTCGCTTGCGACTATCTCTTCTGATTCTTCCGTGGACGGTGGTTCGATGCTGGAAGTATCGACACCGGCTTCCTTCAACTCGGCCAAAGTCTCAGGAGCGACCTCTATCGATTCCTCTTCAATCGAAGCGTCCACGTCGAACAGATTGTCCTCTGATACTGCTTCTTCAGGCATTAGTAGTCTCCTTGTCCGGCCGCCAAATCGGCTGCCTGTTCCCTAAGTAGATACTCTTTTAACGTCCTGATTTCAACTTCAATGTCCAACTTTCCCACTTGTATTCTTTCGATGAATCCAAGATAATAGTCGTTCTCTTGTGCGCGCCCTTTTAGTCGGTTCTGTTTGGCGGCGTCATCGTCCGATTCTAGAACCGCAGCAATAAGAAATTCTCGGCGAAGTCTGAATATGCGAGTTATCGGCGCCCAATGAGGCGAATCACCCGCTGCGGTATCGTCATCAAAATCCTTCAGGACACCTTCTAGTTCACTGATTCTTTCATCAAAATTTTCCATTTAGCCCACCTGTGAGAATATGTCGCGGCGTGCGTCTGCCGCTGTCGGTTGGGGCGCACGCCTCTGAGCGTTTGCCGCGCCCACCTGCGGATTCGTCGCTGGCCCGTTCTCGCCGCCGCCCGGTGTACCCCCTTGTGGCGGTTGCCCCATCATCATCACCTGCACGTTCTGCTCGATGAACTGGTCTCCGAAGAGCGCGTTCGGATTCCTTATGTCAGCCGCATCGGCAAGGCGTCTCTGGAATTCCGACCAATTGGTTCTCAGCGCTGTCTGCGGATTCTGCCCAGACTGTTGAGAGACCATAATGAGTCTTTGCACCCTCTCGTCGCCCTGTATTGGGGAGAGTTCCATCTTGAACTTGAAATCTGGCTCAACATTCTCCGGGCCTACTGTGCCGCCACCGGTAAGTTCGCGGGGGAAATCGAAGAAAAGCTGATTCAGTGAGTGCATGAATTCAAGGACTTCCTGAATCTTTGGTTCGACCAGGATAAGCTCAACTCCGAAACGGACTGACGCTCCGGCCGCCGATATTCTTGTCTTTGTCGCCGTCTCTCCCTTACCGCTCCTACGCTCTATCCCCTTGGCTGGTTCATTCACGCCGGTAGCAGTCTCGTTCATGCGTTCCAGCGTATCCATCTCTATTTGAGATTCCATTGGGAGCGGTTGCTTGCTCAATTCCTTCACTGCGCTATCCAGGTCGCGTCCGGCCTTAACTCGGATGTATCCGCCCGGTCGAGCTACTATGTCGCCTGGATTGCGTACCGCGTCTTCCGACACGAGAAACATCTTATGCACCTGGATGTTCAGGTTATCGAGATGCAGATTATGGATTTTGTTGATCCCTTTTTGGATCGTCGTTACCGGCTCATTTGTGCCAATGCCAAACAACTTGTGGCCGGTCGGCAGATGTGGAAGATCGAAGAACGGGATACGCGGGAACGGATTCTTGTCGCGCTCGGGATTATCTTTGGTGCTTGGATTGAGCAGCACATCGCTCGGGCCGACAACTATCTTTCGCGTCGGAGTCCAGCACTCAAGAATCTGTATTGGAGCCTTCGTCTCGTTGGCGATCAGGTTATCTTCGATGTCGTCGATTGAGACTTTTTCGGAGTTGTCGGAACGGCC